CAGGATACTGTTATTTATAATCCTACTTGTACTGATTTAGGTGGTACATTATCGGGTAGTATTTTAACTTTAGATTATGATACTACTTTATTTAATAATACAGATGACTTACAAATACATTTTGCGTTAAATAGTACAACAGATAGCACTCCAAGCGTATTAGCTACTGAAGCTACTTTAACTGATATAGAAACTAACATAGGTGCTAAAGCAGATGCTTCAGCTACTACCGATACTGGTACTTTTAGTTTAATATCTTTATTTAAAAGGTTATTGACTAAAGTAACTACATTAGTATCTAATCAAACAGATGGAAGTCAATTAACAAAAATAACAGACGGTGCGGGAGTTGTAAACACTAAGCAATTAGGTACTGCTTTAACCAATACGGATGTAGGCTTAGTTACTAATACAACTATACACGGTAGAAGTTCTTCTGGTGGTGGAACTTTTGTAGACGTTAAAGTAAACCCAAGCGGTTCATTACAAACTTCAATAGGTGATATAACTGGAGTAGTAGGACAAAACACGATGGCTAATTCATTACCTGTAACTATTGCTTCAAACCAAACAGCAATACCTATAAGCGATAATGGAGGTAGCGTAACTGTTGATGGTTCAGTAACTGTTAGTGGAACGGTAACTGCAAATACAGGATTAAGTCAGCCATTAACTGATGCACAATTAAGAGCCTCAGCGGTTCCAATATCAGGAACAGTAACTATTACTCCAAGTGGAACTCAAACGATAACAGGTAGTGTTTCGGTAAGCAATTTTCCAGCTACTCAACCAGTAAGCGCAGCGAGTTTACCACTTCCAACAGGTGCAGCAACATCTTCCGAACAAACAACATCAAATAATTATTTAGCGGCTTTAAATTCGCTTACACCAACTCAATACGACTATATTAATTGTAGTTATACGAGTGGTAATTTAACAGGAGTAGTTTATAAGTCAGGTGGTAGTGGTGGTACAACAGTATCTACACTTACACTTACTTATGATGTAAACAATAATTTAACTTCAGTAACTAAAACATAATGGCACTAAAGACAGTATTTAATCCGTTTACAGGTCGTTTTGATATGATACAAGACGTTGCGGTAATTGACACTACCGTAACTTTTGACTTTGGTAATGAGGAAAATAAAGCAGAAACAACCGTAACAAATAGTTTATTTAGTAATACTATTTTAGCTACAAGCATATTGCCAGTTGATGAAAATGGAACTACATTTGCAAGTTTTGACGATTGGGTTAATAATGGAGTAAATGCAACTGTTATAAGTATTTCGGGTAATAATATTAATTTAGGCGCAATAGCTAACAATAACGCAACAGGAAACTATAAAGCAATATTAAAAACAACAATTAAACTATAATAAAATGAGTACAAAAATTCAAGGCGGTAGTAATACTTCGGGTTTAGCAAACGTAACAAGTGATTACTCTATAAATGCAACATTAGAACGAGATGCATCTAATAATCCAAACTCAGTATCAGCAGTTAAAATTTATTCAGAAATTGATGACGGTTCAAATCTAAATCCTGCTGGTGATGTATGGTTAGCATCTCCAGAAGTTGATAGTGATTTTAGAACAAGAATAGCGGGTGAAACTTTATTAGATGTTGAAACATTTAACTATACTGCTCAAAACACAGGTAAACATTCAACAGCTACTTCTACATTTGCTTTAGCCTGGTCGGCAGCAGGTTTGAATACTAACTCAGGTTCATCTGTTGCTACTGGAAGTTCTACATTATCTAGTTATAATGAATTTCCATTATTAGGTTCAACAAATCTTTATTGTGAATTTACAGGAGGTTTAAACACTGCAATGTTTGCCAATTCAGTTGTAGACATAGGATTATTCCGTAAAGGTGGTACAACACCTTTTGCACCTACTGATGGAGTATATTTTAGAATTACCTCTGCTGGCGTAACTGGGGTTATAAATTACAACGGTACAGAAGTTCAAACAGGTGTATTTACTAATTATGTTCCTGCTATTGCAGATAAATCAAGATGGATTATTTCAATTACTGAAAATTCTATTGATTTTTGGATTAACGATATTTTATTTGGAAAATTATCTAAACCTCAAGCGGCTGGACAACCATTTCTTAGTTCAACATTACCTTTTGCCATAAGACACGCAAACACTTCAGCAACTGCTTCAGCAGTACAATTTATTCTAACTGATTATTCAGTTAGTTTGGGTGGTTCTATTTATCAAAGAAGTTTAGGTGAATTAGGTAATGCAGCTTATGGTTCTTATCAAGGCTTATCAGGTGGTACTATGGGGTCTTTAGCTTCTTATGCTAACTCAACCAATCCTACAGCAGCAGCACCAAGTAATACAGCTTTAACCGCTAACTTGCCAAACGGTTTAGGTGGTCAAGGTGCAGTAACTGCGGCAGCAGCAGCAGTAACTGATGGTATCTGGGGTTCTTATCAAGTACCTATTGGTTCTATTTCTTTACAGGGTAAAAGATTAAAAATTGTACGTGTAAAAATAGATGCAATTAATAATGGTGCAGTTGTAGCAACTACCGCAACTACATTACAATTTTCATTAGCATTTGGTCATACTGCTGTATCATTAGCAACAACAGAGGGAGCTACAACTAAAGCGCCAAGACGTGTTGCATTAGGTTTTATGACGTGGCCAGTAGGTTCAACAATAGGTTCTCAAGCAACATCAATAGTTGTTGATTTTTCAACATCTCCAATCTATGTAGAACCAGGACATTTTGTTGCATTAGTAGGTAAATTTTTAGTAGGTACTGCAACAGCATCTCAAGTAATTAACTTTGTATGGCAACCGATTTATAGTTGGGAATAATTAATAATGGAAGACTTAATTAATGATATATTAAAAAACTTAGATAAGTCAACCGAATTAATACAAAAGGACTTATTAAAAGAAATTGAGTTAATGCTTCGTGAAATATCTTTGGACGTTAACGGAAACATAAAACCAACGGTAGCAAACATCAAACAAATTAAAAGGATAGTAGCTAAATTAGACCCTATTATTTTAAGAAATAAAGGCTATAAAGAGAGCGTAAAAGAAGTTTATAAGTCTTTTAGTGAATTAACCACAATACAAGATAAAATAACAAGAGAAGCCTTTGGAAGCGTTAATTTACCAGCTTCTTTAACTGATATTAAAGACTTAGCACGTGAACAAGTATTATCCGATATGACCGAAGCAGGTATTAAGTCTAATGTTATTGATAAGGTTGAAATGGTTTTAACCGATAATGTAAGAAGTGGTAACTCTTTTAATGTAATGCAAGAACAGTTAAAAGACTTATTGGCTAATCAAAAAACTAAGTCAGGAGGAGCGTTATCTGCTTATAGTAAGCAAATAGCAACCGATGGAATGTATCAGTATGCAGGTAATTACGATAAGTTAGTAAGTCAAGCCTATAAAACAAAATGGTATAAATACGTTGGTAGTACAATAGATACAACTAGACCACTTTGCGACCATTTAGTAGCTAAGAAATATATTCATCAAAGCGAATTAACCGGTATCACTAACGGCAGGGTAGATGGCAAACAAGTAAGTATAGCAGGGCAAGTACCAGGAACAACGGCTGAAAACTTTATTGTATTTAGAGGTGGTTATAATTGCAGGCATAGAATGATACCCGTACCCGAAGCAAGTGTACCAAAAGAATTAAGAGAAAAGTTTAAGGATAAATAAATTTTAATATATTTGCATTATAAACCTTTTTTCAAAGTGTTTATTTATTGGTTAGTAGAGTTAATAGAACCTCCTGGAATGGGAGGTTTTTTTTATTTTAAAAATGTTTTTTGTATTAAAATTTTTTATATATTTGTGTAATGCTAAAAAGTAACGGGAGATACTATAAGGCAGCTACATAAGGATATTCGGTGGTAACACCAAATCATAAAAGCAACCCATTTAGCTCTCCCGTAACCGCTATTTGGGTTTTGCTTTTTATGGCAGTCAGGTTTGCAACTCTGGTATACCTGACCTTTAAGTTAGTCCT